ATAATCTTTTTGGAACTGTTACGGGGCGCCTTACGACCCATAGGGATAGTAATCCGATCCTCACTATGAAGTCAAAGCTGCGAGAACTCATCAAGCCAACGAATGACTGGTTCTTATCATTAGATTATAATGGCGCAGAAGTGAGGACCTTCCTGTCCCTTTCCGGTCACGAGCAGCCGCAGGAGGACATCCATAATTGGAATATGCGGCACCTATATGGAGGCTCCCCGGTAGATCGCCAAGAGGCGAAGGTAAGGTTCTTTGCGACCCTTTATAATGTGAATGATACGTCGCTCAACGGCTCCGTTTATAGCCGAGAAGGCGTGCTTTCAGAATTCTATAAGGACGGTAAGATTAACACTCCAACGGGAAGACACATCGAGGTAGACCAGCGCAAGGCTCTGAGTTATCTAATCCAGAGCACGACATCTGACCTGACACTTGATAGAGCAGTCGCCATTGACAAGGCTTTGGAGGGTTCGCGCTCGAAGGTTGCGTTTATAGTCCACGACGAAATCGTTCTGGATCTATCAGAAGAAGATAAACAAAGAATACCAGAGCTTAAAGCAATTTTTGAAAATAATAAACTGGGAAGGTTTATGGCCAACACTAAAGCAGGCAAGACCTACGGGACAATGAAGGAACTGAAGCTATGATTTCGATCTTTGGAATAGGCGATGCGGGATGCAATGTGGCTTCTCTCTTCGAGAACCACAAAGAGTATAATGTCTTCCTTTTTTCGGAAGATCAAGAGAACACAAAATACAATAGAAAGCTGCCAAAAGTGGCCAAAGCAGAAGATTGTGAGGAACAGGCACCGAAACTATCTTCTTACAAAACACTTACAGCAGTTCAAGACAGAGTTCAGGTGTTCCTATGTGGTTCATCTTTCTCCGCGAACTACACACTTGCTATTTTACAGCAGATAAGAGACAGGCAGATAGATGTCTTCTACATTAAACCAGATGTAGATCTTCTTATCGGCGACACTAAATTACAAGAGCGCGCAATCTTTGGCATTCTACAAGAATATGCTAGATCAGGATTGTTCAGCAGCCTTACCATTCTGTCGAACCCAGCCCTTGAGAGGACAATAGGCGAGATCCCAATAAAAAAATACTTTGAGACGATAAACAAGAGCATCTATTATGCCACTCATTATCTCAATGTCTTTGAGCACACTTCGCCCCTTGTTGGCAACTTGTCAAAGCCGTCAGAGGTCCAGAAAATTCGTTCTGTGGGAGTAATTTCGGTAGACAAGCTATCTGAAAAATGGTATTATAAACTTGAGGAAGATCGTGATGTTTGCTACTATTTATGTGTAGCAAGTGAGCGGCTTGAGAACGACGGGAAGCTACATTCCAGAATAGTCGAGAGCCTAAAGAAAAAGCCAAGAAATGCTTTCAAGAATGTGACTTATGGAATCTACGAGTCACCCTATGAAACCGACTTTGGGTTCTGCCTCGCTCACACAAATTTCATTCAAGGGCAAAAAGCACTTGACAGCAAAAGCTGATCACGTTAAATTATAAATGAGCAAGGGGAAGCTCTCAAAATCCCAAAAGAAAATACTCTTGACAGGCTATGATCAGAGTGTTACATTCAGATAGTAAGGAACGCTTACTATACTTTACCCAACAACAAGGAGACTATAATGGGAATCAACATGGAACTAATGCGGAAGAAGTTTGCCGCACTACGAGGAGACGGGCGCGACAAGACTAGTGTCTGGTTCAAGCCAGATGAGGGTGACACCGACGTGCGAATCGTTCCGACAGCGGACGGAGATCCGCTAAAGGAACTTCACTTCCACTATAACATCGAAGGACAGCGCGGTGGTGTTATGTGCCCGAAGCGCAACTTTGGCGAAGCGTGTCCAATTTGTGAGTTCGCATCGCAGCTATGGCGCGATGGAACAGATAACAATGATGAGGAGACCAAGAAGCTGGCCAAGAGTCTGTTTGTTCGCAATCGCTACTTCTCACCAGTAGTGGTTCGTGGTCTTGAGTCCGAAGGTGTGAAAGTTTATGGCTATGGAAAAACTGCTTACGAGCTTCTTCTTGGCTACATTCTTGACCCAGAGTATGGTGACATCACTGACCCTGGAGAGGGCACTGACATTACCATTACTTACACAAAGCCGACGCGACCTGGAGCATATCCTCAGACCAATATGAAGATGCGCCGCAACACAAGCACCCTTCTTGGGGATGCCGATGCGATTCCAGGCTTGCTACAGAATATGCCGGATATCGACGGGTTGTTCACCCGCCACAGCCCGGAAGAGGTGGGCGCGATTCTTGACGGAATGCTCTCTGGAGACAAGTCAGCAGAGGGCCGCTCCAAAGAAACCACCCAGTATAACCAGAGCGGCAAATCTAGTGTTGATAAGGCATTCAAAGACCTAATGACTGGCTAGTAAAAGCTTAATGCTCCAGTCTGCCCCCACCCGTAAAAAGGTGGGGGTTTTGCTTTACTGTCGTAGCAGTTTTGTGCTATAATTGCACACAAGCTTCGGCTTGAAATTAAATAAAAATAAAGAAAAGATAAACAAGGACAAATATAATGGCTAAAAAGAAGAAAGAAGAAGAAGTCAAACCCGGTCGCGTAGATATGAGCGCGATGCGGGCAATGATAAACAAAAAGGCGGGGCGCAATGTTGCCCACGATCTACGAGAAGATAACCCCACAGAAGTAAAGCAGTGGATCCCAACAGGATCACGCTGGCTGGACTCCATTATCTGTAAGGGGAAATATGCCGGCATCCCTGTCGGCAAGGTAACTGAGTTAGCAGGATTAGAAGCGACTGGCAAGTCGTTCCTGGCTGCCACCTGTGCAGCAAATGCTCAGAAGATGGGAATCGGTGTAATTTACTTTGATTCCGAGTCAGCGATTGATCCTACTTTCTTGGAGAAAGCTGGCTGTGATCTGGGCGCTATGATGTATGTCCAGGCTCAGTCTGTGGAGTTTGTGCTTGAGACAATAGAGGAACTAATAGGAGCAACAGACGACCAGCTATTATTTATTTGGGACTCTCTGGCATTCACACCATCAGTTTCTGACGTAGCGGGTGACTTCAACCCTCAATCATCGGTGGCCACCAAAGCTCGCATTCTTGCGAAGGCGATGTCAAAGTTGGTCATCCCTCTTGCTGACAAGAAAGCAACATTCCTTGTTCTCAACCAGTTGAAGACCAACATCCCGCAGGGACCGATGGCTCGTCAGATTGCGATGACGACACCCTACATTACTCCAGGCGGCAAAGCAATGCACTATGCCTATTCTTTGCGCATCTGGCTTACTGGTCGCAAGAGCAAGGCAGCCTATGTTCTTGATGACAGTGGCTTCCGCATTGGCTCGGAGGTTAAAGTTAAGTTGGAGAAGTCGCGCTTCGGGACTCAAGGCAGGACTTGCACCTTCCGCATTTTATGGGGAACCGAATCAATTGGTGTGCAATGTACAGAGAGTCTATTTGAGGCTGTCAAAAGCTTTATGACTGTCGCCGGCTCTTGGTATACACTTGAGCGCAATGGTTACTCCAAAAAGTTCCAACCTAGTAAGTGGGTTGAGGTAATGGAGTCCGACCCAGAGTTCAGGCAGCATGTTTATGACCTTATGGACGAAGTGGTGATCCAGAAGTTTGAGAAGCGCGAAGGCTCTGCCTCTGATTTCTATGAAGTAGACAGATAGACAAAGCGTCTTGACATGGCACCTCCACCCTGTTAGATTACGGGGTGGAGGTAACCTATTTTGTTAGATCAATAATGACTTGGGAAAAAGTTAGAGAAATAAGAAGGCTTTATGCCGCTGGTGGCATCAGTCAACAAAAACTAGCAGACCAATTTGGGTGTTCTAAGGGCTGCATCAAGCACATTCTAAAAAATAGAACATGGAGAGAAGAATGAAAAGAGCTTTAGTGATCGATATGAACAACGCTTATCTAAGGGCCTTCATTGTTGATCCCAGCCTGTCCCATCACGGACAACCAATCGGCGGGATCAAGGGATCTATCAAGATCCTACAAAAGCTTGTTAGAATGATCGAGCCAAACGAGATTGTAATCTGTTGGGATGGACCAAACGGATCTCAAAAAAGAAAGGCGATGAACTCGTCCTATAAAGATGGACGCAAGCCACTGCGCCTGAATCGCTCTGTCCACAACCTGACAGAGAACGAAGAGTTACAGAACAAAGTCTGGCAGCAGATGCAGATTATTGAATATTTTAATCAAATGCCTATCATCCAGCTTGTCTTGGAAAGGGTCGAGGCAGACGACATTATCTCTTATGTGTGTGGTTCTACACACTATAAAGGGTGGCAGAAGGTCATTGTCTCAAACGACAAAGACTTTCTACAGCTTTGCGATGATGAGACTGTGGTTTATCGCCCAGTTACAGATAAAATAGAAACCAAGAAAACCGTTTTAGAAAACATCGGGATTCATCCAACGAACATGGCTCTCGCCCGAGCAATGGCTGGGGACACAAGTGATAACCTTCCCGGTGTTAGTCGTGTTGGGATGAAGACAATCGCTAACAAGCTTCAGTTTATGAGCGAAGATCGAGATGTGACCATCGATGAGTTGGTTGAATACTGCGAGAACATAGACTCAAAACTAAAAGTCTATAAAAACATCGCAGAGTCAAAAGTGATAATTGAGCACAACTATCAGATGATGCAGTTGTATTCTCCACTTATCTCAGTTCAAGGTAAGCAGACTATTGATTATGCACTTGAAAACTTTGAGTGCAACTTCAATAAAACTGAGCTATTGAGGCTTATGATGAATGATGGCTTCGGAGAATTAAATTGGGAAGAACTCAAAACATTCCTAAATAAAATTTCTAGGGAATGTAATGATAGGTAGCACTATTTATTTACATGGAAGAACTCTACGAATTCGATGAAGCATCTCTCAACGAAGAAGAGATAGAAGAAGCTGAGGGCAAGAAAGATGCCTGCTATCACAAAGTGAAGGCACGCTACGACGTGTGGCCTTCTGCTTATGCTAGCGGCGCCCTTGTAAAGTGCCGCAAAGTTGGTGCTGCCAATTGGGGCAACAAGTCCAAAAAGAAAGAGGGCTTGGAAATAGATGATCGCCTGCGACAGATTATTCAAGAAGAATATCAAGCAGTCGTTTCTGAAAAAAAAAAGAAAGCCGGCACTGAATCTGGCAAAGAATCCTCGCTGAAGGATTGGTTTGGGCGCAAAGGCGGCAAGGGATCTTCTTCTGGTTGGGTAGATTGTAACACTTGTAGAAAAGGCAAGTGTAAATCTTGCGGTCGCAAAGAGGGCGAAAAACGCTCCAAATATCCTTCATGCCGACCAACACCCGCAGCCTGTAAAGAAAAGGGTCGGGGCAAGTCTTGGGGCAAGAAGTCAAAGAAAGGAAAAGAATAAAATGATTTTAAACAAAACAAAACTTGAAAATCTTGTCAGAGAAGTTCTTGAAGAATCTCATTCAAAAGAACAAGAAGAAGAGCTAAAAGTAATCGTTGGAGAACTTGAGAAGGCATCAGAGATGCACGCTGGACAAGCTAAGCGCATCAAGGACATAGTTGGCGAAACTGACGACTCTGAATTAAAAGAAGAAATTACCGATCAAGACAAAATGGAGGCTATGGTAGCAGAAGAGATAGAAGCCGTCCTCGATGAAAAAAAGAAGAAAGCCTGCAAGCCTGCTAAGGGCAAGCGCTTTGCGAAACGAGTAGATGGCAAGTGTCGTTCCTATGGGCAATCAGGTCAAGCCAAGAGTGGTGGTGATCGAATAAGACCCGGCACAGCCAAGGGCGATGCTTACTGCGCACGATCGGCAAAGATCAAGAAATGTAAGAATCCACCTTGCGCCAACGCACTATCCAGAAAGAAGTGGAAGTGCCGTGGCTCCAAGTCAATGAAATAGATAGTCATCGTCAAGAGCAGAAATTAATCCTAACTCTCCTTGACTTTTGAGTTGGATCGGTTATATTTAGTAGTGCGAAACATAGGAGTACAATGCTCGCTAAAAAAGCAGACTTTGGAAGGTACGGCAAATCCTTTCAAGAGGGGCTCGTTCAACTCATTTTTGAGGACCGACCCTTTGCCGATCAGATCACTGAGGTTCTAGATGTTGATTTTCTAGAGCTTGACTATCTTCGCACATTCGTGGCAAAGATAGTAGAGTACAGAACTAAATATGGAAAGCATCCGTCCACAAACGCGATGATTTCCATCTTACGGACAGAATTAGACAGAGAGACAGAGGTCTCACAAAAGCAGGTGCGAGACTACTTTGCAAGAGTTCACACAAATGAAATATCCGACGACATAGACTACATCAAGGAGACAAGCCTTGACTTTTGTCGAAAGCAAAAATTAAAAGAAGCAATGATGAAGTCCGTAGGACTCCTACAAACTTGCTCTTTTGATGAGATCTCAAAGGTAATCAATGATGCCTTGAAACTTGGCTCTGAGAATAACTTCGGGCACGACTTCATTGCAGACTTTGAAGAGCGTTATAAACCAAAATTCAGAATGCCAGTCACGACTGGATGGAAGGAAATTGATGATATTACCAGTGGCGGACTTGGTAGAAATGAGCTTGGCGTCGTTATCGCTCCTACTGGGGCAGGTAAGTCTATGGCTCTTGTTCACATGGGTTCTCAGGCCATCAAAGAAGGCAAGACTGTTGTTCATTACACCCTTGAATTACAGGACACGGTTGTCGCTTGTCGTTATGACTCTTGCATTACAGGCTATCCCCTTTCAGATCTCACCAGCTTTAAGGACGACATCTTTGAGGAGATCAAAAATCTTGACGGCACTTTGATTGTAAAAGAATATCCGACCAAGTCGGCATCCACCAACACAATCAAGTCACATCTATCACGCCTTGTAAAGAGGGGCATAGAGCCCGGCCTAATCATCGTAGACTACGCAGATTTGTTGCGCCCTGTGGTGATTAGGAAAGAAAAAAGGGCAGAACTGGAGTCAATCTACGAGGAACTACGGGGGGTGTCTAGTGAATTTAACTGCCCCATCTGGACAGCCTCGCAGACAAACCGGTCTGGCCTCAACGCAGAAGTTGTCACAATGGAACAGATTAGCGAGGCGTTCAATAAGTGCTTTGTCTCAGATTTTATTTGTACTATTTCTCGCACCATCGAAGATAAGCAGAACAATCGTGCTAAGATGTTTATAGCCAAAAATCGTAATGGTCCTGACGGGATCATCTACGATATGTTTATGGACACCTCTTGCGTCAATATCAAAATGTTGCCTAAGTCAGCTATTCCTTCTGGCATAGGACCTAATATCTCAGCAACCCCCTTGGCTGTTGGGCCGAAGGAACAAAAAGAAATTCTAAAAAACAAATACGATAAATTTAAGCAACTAAGGAGCAACAACAAATGAAAACACACATTCGTAGATTTAAACTTTCAGACACCTTCATCGAACAATATAGTGCTCGCGAGGTGCCGTGGGGTCCGCTTGGCTATGTCACCTTCAAGCGCACCTACGCTCGCCGTCTAAGCGAGTTCGACGACACAGCAACAGGATCCGAAGAATGGTTCCAGACTTGCCGCCGCGTTATTGAGGGAATGTTTGATATGCAGAAACAGCATGTTTATAAACTTGGACTAGAATGGAACGACAACAAAGCGCAGAAGACAGCAAAAGACGCATACGATCGGTTGTTTACTCTAAAGTGGACCCCACCGGGTCGTGGACTTTGGATGATGGGGACCAAGTTTGTTAACGAGCGCACCGCCGCAGGGCTATTTAACTGTGCCTTCCGTTCTACCAAAGAGATAAACACCAAGGGTGGCTATCTTTTCTCTTGGATGATGGATGCTCTTATGTTGGGCATCGGCGTCGGGTTCGACACTCTTGGAGCAGGGACCTTAGTTGTTCAGAAGCCGGAGTTTACCAACGAGAATTTTGTCATTGACGATTCCCGCGAGGGATGGGTACAATCTGTCAAGGTTCTACTAAACGGATTCTTGTTCGGGGCTAAAGTCCCCAACTTTGACTACTCTGCTATCCGCCCTTACGGCGCCCTCATCCGTGGTTTCGGTGGCACGTCTAGCGGCTCTGGCCCCCTCAAGGAACTGCACGACAGCCTGTCTGAACTCTATACAGAACGCACTGGGAAGCAGATTACTTCTGTTGACATTGTAGACACCGAGAACTTAATCGGGCGCTGTGTTGTGGCAGGTAACGTCCGCCGTTCTGCTGCGCTAGCCCTCGGAAATCATGAGGACTTTGAATACTTACAGATGAAGAACGATTCCGAGAAACTTGCTCACCATCGCTGGGGTTCCAACAACTCCTTCCACGCCATTGTTGGGCAGGACTACACTTGGCACGCAGAGCAGTCGCAGAAGAATGGTGAGCCGGGCTACATCTGGCTAGACAATGCCAGAACCCGTGGTCGCTTCGCTGATCCTCCGAGAGACGATGATAAAAATGTTATGGGCTTCAATCCCTGTGTTGAACAGCAACTAGAAGATGCCGAGCTATGCTGTCTTGTTGAGACATTCCCAGCGAAGCACGAGACTTATGACGACTATCTCGCAACTCTTAAGATTGCCTATCTTTATGGCAAAACGGTCACTTTGGCCAACACCCACTGGGCTGAGACCAACGCAAAGATGCTGAAGAACCGCCGCATTGGACTTTCTCAGTCCGGCGTTGTTCAATCATTCAATAAGTTTGGTCGCAGGGCAATGCTGGATTGGTGCGACAGAGCTTACGAGCACGTCAAAGAACTGGATGCCGAATATTCTGATTGGCTTTGTATTCCAAAGTCAGTAAGAATGACAAGCATCAAGCCTTCTGGCACAGTTTCACTTCTCAATGGCTCTACCCCCGGCATCCATTACCCAGAAGATGAATACTACATTCGTCGCATTCGCTTTGCGGCAGACAGTGATATGCTCCCTGCTCTTGAGGAAGCCGGCTACAAGATTGAGCCAGACCACTACTCTCCAAACACTATGTGTGTTGAGTTTCCGGTCCACGAAGAACATTTCGTCAAGGGCAAGAGAGAGATTACAATGTGGGAACAACTTGAGATTGCGGCACAATATCAACACTACTGGGCTGACAACTCTGTTTCCATCACAGTAACCTTCAAGCCAGAAGAGGCGGCAGACATAAAGACTGCCCTTGAAATGTATGAGACGAGATTAAAAGCAGTTTCCTTCCTTCGTTATGAAGAAACTGGTTATGTCCAGGCCCCTTACGAGCCTATTGACGAAGAGGAATACAAGGAAATGTCGAAGGGCATTACGCCTGTAAGTCGCTTTGTTACCAATGAAGGCGGCGTAGGGACTAAATTCTGTGATTCAACTCATTGTGAAATCTAGGAGACAAAATGAATTTCAACCATTTAGTGTCAGATAGGGAAAGCAAAATAACTTGTGGCAGGAACCATTGTGGAGCAAGCAAATGGGTTCCAGTGTCGGAGGGGGAAGCCTCCGCAGGTAAGAATATTTCTGTCCAAATGCTTTGCGAGAATTGTAAAGCAAGGACACATATATTCCTACATTTTGAAGAATACAAAACACACGAGAAACTTATTATTCAGGAGGTGAACCGTGATAAAGCCAGTAAATAGACACATTCTTGTAGACTATTCTCCACCACAGGAAAAGTCAGAGACAGGGATCCTACTCCCAGACGATTACAAAGCGCCAGAAGAAAAACACATCGTTGTTGGAGTGCTTTCGGTGTCAAAAGATGTATCGTTCCACTGCAAAAAAGGGGATAAAATCGTTATAGACAAAAAGATGTTAGAGGAATTAAGCATTGACCATTCTATTTATTACACAATTTTAGAAAATTACGTGATAGGAGTAATGGAGTAATAGATGGACAAGGACTTTTACAACAGATCATCAGCGTCTAGCTTAGGCTGGGATCCCACTTGGTTTGATGAAAAGTATTTTGATGATAAACTCGTAAGAGCGATCAAACGCTTTCAAAAGTCCTATGGGCTAAAAGCCGATGGTCTCTGTGGCCCCGGCACATTCCGTCGTCTTTGGGTTGAGAGGCAAGAAAACATTGATGATCATAAACCTGAAGATCAACATTATTCTAACTATATTGTTTACAATGGTAAATTTACCCCAATCAAATGGGACAAGCTTGTTCTCTGGTCAGAGCGGGGCGGATTGGCCGCCCGCTCTGGCACCTACTATGACTACACAGGCAGACCAGAACGCGACGTTAAGCTATTCGTTAACCACTGGGATGTTTGTCTGTCCTCAACGCAATGCCAAAAGGTTCTAGATAAGCGCGGCATCTCCGTTCACTTCTTGATTGACAACGACGGCACAATCTACCAGACCCTCGATCTACAACACGCAGCATTCCACGCTGGCAATGTAAACCGCAAGTCTGTTGGTGTTGAGATCACAAATGCTTACTACCCGAAATACCAAAGCACCTATGCCCGCAAAGGCTTCGGCGAGCGTCCATTGGTCGAGGGTGCTTGGGCACACGGAAACAAACTAGATCCATTCTTGGGTTTTTATCCAGTTCAAATAGAAGCACTCAAAGCCCTTTGGTCAGCAATTCACGAATCCACTGGCGTTCCTTTTGAGACCCCATTAAATCAGTTTGGGAAAACTTCTACTATTTATGAACAACAATGGGCTTATGGAAAGGAACGCGGATTCGTCAGTCACTATCACGTCAACAAGAAAAAGATTGACTGCGCAGGGCTAGACATAAAAACTTTGCTTGAAGACCTTGACGACTGACTCTCGACCCGTTATATTATAAATATAATGGAGAGCAGATGAGCAATAAGTCAATCGAACTATACGGCGACGGCATTGGTCGCGTCGATTA